TGTGTGCCTGTTGAAACTTTGTTCCCTGCAAGAAATCCAACAGCCGTATTGTAGCCATCCCCATCGAAGTTTAAATCTTCTAATGCCTCATAACCAATTGCTGTATTTCGGCTACCAGTATCTTCACCAGTTAATGCATTATAACCAAGGGCCACGTTAAACTGGCCTGTTGTTAAAGCATCTCCTGCAAGGCCACCAATTAAGGTGTTAAATCGGCCTGTTGTCACTGCACTACCTGCGGCATGTCCTACTGCCACGTTGAAAGTATCTGTGGCTGTTGTGAAGTTTTGAGCATCTAATGCCCCTACGCCTATAGCAACCGATTTACTTCCTAAAGTATCTGCGCCTAATGCTCCCCAACCAATAGCAATATTAAAGTCTGCATCAGTCAAGGCATCCCCTGCTAAAGCACCGATAAGGGTGTTTTCTACGCCTGTCGTGACTGCTTTACCTGCGTTATGTCCAACGGCTGTATTGTAAACATCTGTGGCTGTAGTGAAATTTTGAGCATTTAATGCCTGTTCACCAATCGCAACACTTTTACTGCCTAATGTGTCTGAGTTGAGTGAACCAAAACCAATTGCTATATTAAAATCAGCATCTGTTAAGGCTGCTCCAGAACCATGACCAAGCAACGTGTTTTTTACACCAGTCGTCATGGCTGTACCAGAAGATACTCCAACTGCTGTATTAAATCCATTAGCTCCTGCATTAAGAGTTTTAAGTGCTTGATAGCCAATTGCTGTATTGTTGCCATCTGCATCTTCAGTTGACAGTGCTTCAAATCCAATGGCTGTGTTATTATCCCCAGTGGTCAAAGCAGTACCTGCTTCATCGCCTATAAGGGTATTAAAGTTTCCACCAGATGTTATTGAGTTACCTGCGTTTACACCTGCTCTGAAGTTAGATGTTCCTGCTGTAGCTGTTTGTAGTGTACCGCCTGTGGAATTAATTATAAAATCACCAGAACTGTTTATTGTTATTCTAGCCGTAGGAGTTTCTGAACCATCCGCAGAAGTTGAAAAAATTAACTCAGAGGGCATGTCACCACTACCAGGAGTTCCGTTTACCAAGGCTGTAATTCTTGCACCTTCAGCAAAATCAGTGCCATCATTACCGTAAAAACGTATTCTGCCTAACTCGTCATTATCTTGAACAACAGTATCACCACCAATAGAAGCATTTCTGCTTTTATGAAAAACAACTGATGGAGCATTTACATCAGCAGAAAATCTAGCCAAACCTATTGAGCTCGAGTTATAACTTGTTCCTATATTCTGAAGAGAAAAAGCACTAGAAACTGAACCGTCATTTGCATTATCATGCCCTATTACAACAGCGTCATTTCCTCCATCAACAAATAGCATGTTAGCATTGCCGTTTGATTCCACTCTAAAGTCAACATCTGCACTTGCTTCATTGAATACAGCACCACCGTCTTGCGTCAAAGCACCATCAATGTCCACGACATCTAGGTTAGTTGTACCGTCTACGTCTATGTCACCACTAATATCTAGTGATCCAAAAGAACCTACACCTGTAGTAGTAATGTTACTAGAGCCTGTGTCTATTGTACCAAAGCCACTCGTAATGCTACCACTGTTTAGAGCACCAACAGTTGTTGCAGCAGTAGTAACAAGATTAGGCATAGCTGTAATCTCGTCATCAAAGTAAGCAGCTAAATCAGTAACAGCAACTTGCACCATAGTGCCGTTGTCGTTCATTACTACTCTGTCTGCATCTGCTACAGTAGTAGAAGTAGCTGAAGTATCTCCATCAACAATGTTTAGTTCTTCTGGTGTAGACGTAATTGCAGTATTACTTGCTGCAGATAGTACAGGTATAGTACCACTTTGGTTAGGTAAGTTAATAGTACGATCTGCTGTAGGGTCTATGATAGTAAGTGTAGTCTCGTGTGAATCTGCTGTAGCTCCCTCAAATAAAACAGCATTTTGTGCGTTCATTGTAACTGTGTCTACAACTGTAGTAGTACCACCAACAGATAAGTTACCTGTTATACTAAAGTTACGTATACCTGTGTAATCTTTGTTAGAATCAAGCACAACTGCTTTAGATGCAACGGCTGTTCCTATAGCAGTGCTGCCTAAGTCAAGAGCGTTAAGTTCTCCAACAACTGCTGTTATGCCATCTAATGTATTTAACTCTGCTGCTGTTGAGGTTACATTTGTACCACCTATATCGAGTGTAGTCACAGACAGTTCACCTGCAACTGTAGCAATGCCACTAGCGACAGTTATAAGATCAGTATCATCTGTATGCCCTATAGTAGAACCATTTATTACTACATCATCTATATCAAGAGAACCACCAGAAATTAAACCTGTGGTAGTAATAGTGCTAGAACCAGTATCAATAGCGCCAAATCCACTAGTAATACTGCCTGAGTTAAGTGCTCCTACAGTTGTAGCTGCAGTAGTAACTAGGTTAGGCATTGCAGTTATTTCATCGTCAAAGTATGCAGCAAGGTCTGTAACAGCAACCTGTACCATTGTACCATTGTCATTTAGTACAACACGATCTGCATCTGCTACAGTAGTAGAAGTAGCTGAAGTATCTCCATCAACAATATTTATTTCAGCAGCCGTACTGGTAACTCCATCAAGAATATTTAACTCTGCTGCAGTAGATGTAACAGTAGTGCCATCAAGAGCAAGAGTATCTATCTCTGCTGTGCCATCAATAAATATGTTACGCCATTGTTGACTTGCAGAACCTAAGTCATATGTATCATCATCATCAGGTATGATACTTGAGTCAACATCAGCACCAAAAACAACATTGTCAGAAGCTGAATCACCCAGTGTTAGTGTACCTCCATTAAATGTAGTAGTGCCTGTGACCGTAGCATTACCTGCTACAGTAAGATTACCACCTACTGCTAAGTTACCTGATATATCTGCAGCACCGTTGATGTCAATAGTGGTGGCTGCAATTTGTATTTCAGTGTCAGCAACAAGATCAAGCTGACCATCAGCACTGGAGTTTATAAATATAGCTGTGTCACGAAACTGTATCTTTTCGTCAGATGCTACTAAAATATCATCAGAGAACTCAAAGTAGTCCTCGTCTTCCATCCATTTAAGTTCACCATCATTAGTTTCACCATCAAAGGTTACTGTAATATCAGTTCCTGATGTGCCATCACCAATAGTAATACTTGTGCCTAATAGTTTAGTAATAGGACCACCTTCTGCAGCAGTGCCATCATGAGTGTGTCCTGTGCTTGCTGCAAAAGCAGCTAAGAGTTGATCATATTCATTGTTAAACAAATCGGCAGTAATAACATCACCGTCTGTAAAACTAGATTGTCTTGTGTATGTATCACCCATTTAACGTCTCGCTCCTACTTGATATTCTAACTGAAACCCTTTTAGGGAATATGGTGCAGTTTCCCCACCATCTTTAATTCTTAACGCTACAGAAAAACCTGAACCTTCTACTGACTGCCTTACGAGAGGTTGTGAAGGACCCCCAAAAACAAACTGTGCAGCACTACTATTTGTACTAAAAGTTGCAGAACCAAACTGTGCTGCAACTTGAGAACTATCTAAAGGATATGCTGCAGGTCTTGCAGAATCAGATGATTCATTGTCATATCGAACAAGTAAGTCTGCATCTATTGCTGACTCAGGTTTAAAGTTAAGGATAACTCTTTGCATGTGTTTTCTAACACCAGTGTCTCCAAAACTTAAATCAGGACTTCTGTATCTTGCTAGTATTGCTGTACCATCAAAAGTATTACCTGACTCTTGTCTGTGAACAAAACCTGAGAAGTCACCATGTATTACTCTTACATCTCCATCAACAACTAAAGCATCTGTAGCTGATGGTTTTACTCCACGTATTTCTGCAAACTCAAACCTGTCTGCTCTTCTAACACAAATAATACCTCTTGTTAAATTTTCACCCTGTGCTACTTTTGAAAAAAATATTCTGTACTGTGTTTTGTCTGGTATAACTATACTATCAAAAACTGTAGAGTCTTTAATGTTAGCATCAAAAATAGACTGTACGTTTTGTGTAATAGCACCAAGAGCCGTATCACCAATCCTTGCCGTAGCAGCAATAGTTCTAAGTCCATCAGGACCAAGAAATAATAAATCACCTGCAAATTCCTGTATAGTATCTCTATTTACACAACCAATATCTCTAGTAACTGGTTGTATGGCAAAGTCACTAAGGGTAGAGCCTGTCATTTTAAATATTCTGTTTTCACAAAATATAAATAAAGAATCCCTAAATACTTTTAGTCCAACAATGTTATCATCTACTTTAATAGTTCCTGCACCATCAGAGGATTGAAAACCATCTTCGTCAAAAGGCTCACTAAATACTAACGTTTGTGGTGTGCTAGACTTACCTGCGTAAAACATGTGAGCTTTAAAAGCTACTACTATTGTAGAACCTGCTACAGAACTATCACTAACATCTGTTGCAGACATAGAAGAGTTAAATATAGTTGGAGCATTTGCACCATCTACAACTATAATCTTTTCGTTACCGTCAAAGTTATATCTTTCAAAACTGTATTTATCTGCGCTTGTTCTACCAGTGTCTCTCTCAGTCCAAGACTCTGACACTACGTCATCAATAGCATGATTAGCAGCAGTTGTACTTGCAGCAGCACGAGTTACACCTGTAAAACTAGTAGAAGTAATACCAGTGTATGTAAACACCTCATCGTTAATCTGTAGAGTTCCACTAGAAGAAAACCCTGCTGTAGAGTCAACAGATATAGTTCCAGATCCTGTCATGCCTGTGCTAGAAACAATTTTGTTTGCAAGCTCAGTAGATGCAGAGCTAAATATCTTCTCACCTCTAGCTGCTACAACTTTGTCTGCAAAGTTAGCAACCATCAATATCTTTTCACTAGAGACAGATGTCTGAGGCACTTGTTGGTTTACGTATTTACGAAAACCGTTTATTCTTCTGTAACCACCCTCAATGTCAGGCTCAAAGTTTTCTAACTCTAACGCTTCACCAGGTTGCATTAAGAACGTAGAACGATTTAAAACTAAACCACCCTCGCAGTTAAATGCTGCAGGTTGTGCTTGGGATAGATCTGGCATTAGGAAATTACCCCACCTGCAAAGTTAGCAGAACCTCTTGGGGCAAGAATGACTGTAGATCGTACATACTCATACTTGTTAATAAGTAGGCTTTGCATATTTTTAATACCCTGTTCAAACCTAGCAAAGTTTAACTGATACTGTTGTATCTCACCTCTGTATTGATAAACAAAAGCAGCAGCACCATCTACAACTACAGGTGCAAATCTGTCTGGAATACTTGTAGTATCTCCATGTGCCGATAGGTCAGATGGAAATGTAAAGTAATCAAAGATAAGTGTGTATTGTTTATCTGGGTAAGGATACAACAAGTAATTGTTGTCAGGAGTTCTGACTATGTTTCTAGGAACACCGCCACCGTCAAACTGTGTTACTGTGGTGCTATTTGCTATTGCTGCTGCTGTAGTACTGTTTGCACCTCTGGTACATCCTGTAAAATCGTTACCCGATATACCTGTGTAAGTTATTTGTTCTCCACCTATATGTAGAGTCCCTGTTGAACTAAAGTCTGTTGTAGATGCAACAGTTATCGTTGTTACGGATGCAGACAATCCGTCTGTTGCGTTGACAGTTGTTGTTACAACATCATCCTCTTCGTTAGGGTAACCTTTTTCTATGTACTCGTTATAGTTAAGAAGTACTAAATTGTTTCCTGCAGCGTTAACATCATCATCCTTTTTAATTCTAGCAGTAGCATAGTCTATTGATTTAGTATCTGTTGGTGCAGTGTATCTACACACACCTGGAGTTAGAGTAGAAGTATTTTGTGCATGGTTAAAAGAATACCCAAACTCTCTTTGATTTATATATCTGATAGCTTCATTGA